GTAAAAAATAAAAAATGTTCACGAGTCATCCGTAGCCGTGACCATTGGCGCTCGGCCCTGCCACCCCCCCCTAGTAAGCACTCACTAACATCATGGTAAGTAAGCACTAACTAACATCATCCTCTCCTTGCACATCTTGCACATTCGATGCACTGATGCGCGGTGTAACGTCAACCACGTCGACTAGGCGTGACTGTGCAGCTTGCAAGGCACCACTAATAGATATACGGGTATCGCTCACTTGGACGTCTAACCTATCCCCATAGACTTTTGGTGCCAGCTTGCTGGCTCTCCATCGCATTGAATCCAGCACCACCCTGGCAGCATGGGAATCCATCGTGCCGGCGCTTACAGCCTCTTCCACGGCCTCCATACGGTCAAACAGCACGTCAGCCTGCGCCATGCGAGCGCGCGCATACTTGGTGGCAAGGGCGGCATCGTCACGCATCCACCGAATGACTGTGCCGTGATCTGGCATTCCATCCATGCGACACACTTCCCGCATTGACTTGCCAGTCTCGATCTGCACCAGCAAAGCATCCACCATCGCGGTTTTCGTTGCATCGTCATACGCCACATACATGTTAGTACCTCCTAACTTAATTTACTGACCCCATAGTCAGCAATGCACCATTTTATCCACAATGGTCTTACACAATTGCACACTTCTATAGAAGTGTGTGCATGCAGTGTAAGGGTATACCCTTGTTTTGTCAGATTCTTACACAATGCACAATGTATGAATTGTGTAAGAAATGTAAGGGTAAACACCTAGAAAATAGTGCGATAAAGATTGTTGCATGGTGCTCTGTTGCGATAGAATCTGTTACATGGCAACATCGCCATGCAACAAATAGGACAAAACAAAATGACCAAACTGATCAACATCTACCGCGCCATGCCAAGCCCTACAAACCGCGCCAAGCTGCAAAAATATCTAGATCGTCACATGATGGCTATTTGCATGGCGTCATCCGATGAGGTGGCATTCCTGAAGGGTAACGGTTTCTCTATCTGATCACATCCTGTAGCGCATCACTGGTGCGCTATGTGATGTCATTCGGCATCGTCAACTAACTAGGACAAAATCATGGCGAAACTATCGGCCCACGGCGCTGAAATTGGACGTTTAGTCTTTACTGCATACAGCAAAGCATACATGAGCGACGGGAAAATTCTTAAGAACTACGGCGATGGCTGGAAATTATCGGCAAAGCTGAAACCCGGCGTCGATATGGAAACCTTCTTTAAAAAGTCTCAGAATAGACTGATTGAATGGGCAATTGCAAACCCGGAAGCGTACGCTTATAAAAAAGCATTGCACAATTTAACGTCACAGTCTAATCGTTTCAAATTGCATATAAGTATTCAACTCATGCCGGATGATGCCGATGGTGTGTGGTCAGACTGCTGCGATGGATGGTCGGGCAATATCCATGCTGATCTGGATGAAATCGCCGAATTGTGCCGCCTGTATTTGGCGATACCGACTAAAGAAACCGAAACCGCGTAAAGTTTCAGCTACTGCCCATATTGTGGGCAGTGGCGGGAATTGTCCCGATATTAGGAAAACACCATGAAGCAAACCGTCAACCTTGAATCATTCATGCAAGCATTTCACTCATATAACCGCTATGAGCAATTCGGTTATCAAGCTTTAAAAGTCTTGTTTGAATACCTTGAAGAATGTGATCCAGACATGGAATTAGACGTTATCGCGCTTTGCTGCGATTACGCTTGCGAGACTTGGCAAGGTGTTGCTTCAGATTACGATATTGATGTTGATGGTGTGACTGATGACGTTGAAGGAAAAGAAATTGTCCGAGATTGGCTAAATGAACATACTTCAATTGTTGGAGAGACTGATCAGGGGTTTGTTTATTGCTCTGCGTTTTGAGCGTAATTAACCTAATGCTCTGCGAGCCAGGGCATTGTGGCAATTATGCCAATTAACCTAGGACAATCATGGAACACGCAACTATCGAAACCACTGCCAACACAATCGACAATGATCTAATGATCATGCCAGGGCATCTTGCAGCTATTGCCATGTTCGCGGCAAAAAAAGATATCCGGCATTATCTAATGGGCGTATGTATTGACACCGGACCTGCTGGCGCGTTTTTAGTCGCTACCTGCGGCCATGCTATGGCAGTGCATCAGATTGACAATGTGGCTCGGCCTGCTGGTCAACTTATCATGCCACTAGTGCCACTTGCCAGCATGATCAAGGCAAACAGGCGCGTCGGTATCAAGCTCATTCTGCCTGTTAGTTTTGCAGGTAAGTATGACAACAATATCCGAGTCAAACGTCAGGTAACGCTCGAATCACTCAAGGGTGAAATTGCCATTGTCCCTGAGATGGACGGTATTTTCCCAGACTGGCGTAGAGTTGCGCGTTATGACGATGCACCATACCCGCAACAGGTATTTTTCAACCCTCACTATCTGGTCCGAGTTGCCGATGCTGCGGACCTGATCAGCGAGCGTAAATTTGCGGTCCAGGTTCGCCCAGGTGGCACTGGTGTAGGTTTTGCCACTTTGGACCATGAAGGCAAGACAGTTGCCTATGTAATGCCGATCAGGGGCACCATTGACGATCTGCCCAGCAAACCCACAATGACTTATTGATCAAATAACCCTCTAACCCTTACAGTGTAAGGGTTTATAGCTATCATTTTAGGAGTGAAACATGAGATATCAAATAGTATTTGTTGAAATTTACGGACATATCGAAAAATGCAAGTTACTTGCAAGACATGGAAAATATGTAATGGACGTTGAAAGACTGTCCGATGGGAAATGTTTCAGGGTGAATGCAACATGAAAAAACTACTCTGGACCCTAGTCCAAGGCCTTATCGGCGCTGCCGTATGGGGTCTACCCTTTGCTTACTATTTTTGGAGTATGAAACCATGACCTACGATGACGATTGGCGCGACGATGCGCGTGACCACGCCCGACTTATGGCTGACGATGGCCCTGATGACTCAGAGCCCGGCATATGCCCTGCCTGTAGCGGGTCTGGTGAGGGGATGCATGAGGGTACTACGTGCTATAGCTGCAAAGGGGCAGGGGAATGCTAGACCACGATATAACCGACAAAATCCACCACCTGATGCACCTGTACGCATGGTGCAGCCAAGAGGCAATGGAGTACCTGTATTACGAACCGCATGACCCTTCCGATTGGCTCGGAACCCGGTGGGAGGATAAACCATGCTCTTAGCCGCCCTATTTGCCGCCCTGCTGGCGCTGCTGCTGAACCTGTAACGATACTTGAAACGATTATTCCCAACTAATGCCCACCTTGTACTCGGTGGGCTTTTTTACGTCCTCAATCTGCCGTTTCGCATTCTCAAAGCCATGCCCCACGATAACCTTGTGACCGATACCCTCTAGGTACGCGATCCAGTCCTTTTGTACTGGCGAGACAATGCCCCCTGCCTCACGCTTGAGTTCCACCCATAGGTTCCACTCAGGCACGAAAAGGTCGGGCACCCCAGGGCTAACCCCCTCCGCCTTTAACGCAGCCCCTTGGCTGGCGCTCCTAAGTCCCCCGTTCGGTATTGCAAATATCCTCACGCCGGGGTAAGTCCTGCGAAACCAGGACACAAACCTGACCTGCTGTAGATGTTCGGACTCCATGCTAAAAGGGAATTTCTAATTCCCAGAGGGCGCAGCCCCCAGGCTCGGATGCAAATTCTGGTGGCGGTGCCTCGCCAAACTCGGCGCAAACCCCGTCGGGCCTGTAATAGTCGCACGTATGGCAAACCCTTGGCGGCTCGGCCTTCAAGGTGGCGCGGTAATGTGTAACGATGGCGGGTTCTGGGTGACGGGTATTCATTAGTTCCATGTCCTTTTTAGTACGGTAAAAAAACGGCCTTCTCTCTTAAACTCAATTTGTGCCGGTGGCCTGCCCTCGGTCATCTGTTGCGCCATCTGGTGCAGGTCGGTGGCTCCATAGTCCAGCGTCACGCCTGCTCGGTGGGCAATGTCGGCAAGTAGCCGCCTGCTTTTTTCACCGGCATACCCGTCGTGCGTCACTGCCAGGTACTCGGTCACTGGCGGGTCTGACAGTCCGCCGTAGTACGTCACGCTCAACATCTCCCGGCCACTGGCTCGGCTTATATGCTTTCGCCATGTCCAGCTATTGACTTCCAAGTCAGTATT